GTCGGTGCCTTCGACAGTCTGGTCGCTGAGGAGAAGCGTAACCCTACTCCGTGGAACGAGAAACCTGCGTGGCCCAATGACAAGGAACTTGACATACTATACAATGCAATCAAGACTGGTGATATTAACGTGGGCCTGATGCGTATGCTCGTTGCTTCAAAGGTAGATAGGTGGTCAACGCCTACATCTATGGACGTGTTTGCTCACGCGGAACTGATCGTAAAGCAACATAGTTTACAACTGCGCAAGCGGTTCGGCGTGTTCGAGGATACAGATGGACTTACAGAAAAAGATAGCCAAGCAGCGTAACGAGATCGCCAGACTGGAGGAGCGCGTTGCGTTCCTCCTACGTCAGAAGGCGCAGATACTCATAGAGAAAGGTGTGCTTGAACGGCAACTCAAGCAACTGAGAGGAGACAGTGATGGATGACCCTCACCTTGTTGACGTTAGCAAAGAAACCAAACGACTGGAGCGTGAGGTATCCGATGCCGAGTGGAACGACGACCCCCGACTGGAACAACTGGTCAGAGAACTCAATCATTACAAGGAACTGCAAGCCAAAGGAGTTTTGTATGAGCCGAATTTCTAAGATCACTCTGGCACCCACCCCGTGGCCAGAGGAAGAAGAACGTGTGTGGAGTTACCTAGTGAAGCACAAACTGGCTGACGCCACGGAGGTGGCAATGAACTGTGACGTGACTGAGGCGACAGCACAGCACTGCATCGACAGGATCGGTACACCACGGGAAGTTTTTGAAAGAGAGGAGATGATCGTGAAAGCACTGCAAGACAGCTTGGATGACGAGGGTTTCGTTACCTACGTGGGTGACAAGGATGTCCAGACCCCCCAGTCAAGCAAAGACAAACAGGTTGGTGGTTCCCACTACAAGGACATGGCGGTCCAACCTTGGGAAGCTATGGAAGCATGGATGACACCCGAAGAATATCGCGGCTACCACAAGGGCGTTGCCATTGGGTATCTCGCACGTGAACGCCAGAAAGGAGGCGACCAAGATGTCGAGAAAGCACTCCACCATTTACAGCGACTCACTGAATACCTCGCTGAGCGTAAACGGACCGACAAGTAACATCGTCTTTGCCGACAACACAGTGGCTTCGCATCTCAGGATCGGGGACCACGTGTTGGACGCAGAGACACTGGGCGAGTTGCTCATGCTACTGGATGCGGTGCGGATGCTTGACCACGACAGCCCGCTACGGCGGGCGCTCACCGCAGCACGAGCCAAGCGGAGGATACTGGATGGACATGCCAAAACAGATTGACCGCCGAGTTCGGGACGAAATCCTCGCGCTACCCGTGGATTGGCGCGTGGTTAAGAAGCGTGACCACTACTTTCTATATGTCGGTGACGAGCGCGTCGCGTGCATCGCCAACAATTCATCAAAGACAAACGACTTCCTCGTTAAGAGGACCGTCGAGAAGATAAGGAGATGCAATGGACATCGTAACCATTGACTTTGAAACCTACTACGACAGGGACTACAGCCTGTCGAAGATGACCACCGAGGAGTACATCCGTGACGAACAGTTCGAGGTGGTTGGTGTTGCTGTAAAGGTCAACGACCAAGAGACTGACTGGTATTCTGGTAAGGACGTGGCGGGGTTTCTCAACGCCATCGACTACAGTGACAAGGCCATTCTCTGCCACAACACAGCCTTTGACGGGGCCATCCTGTCTTGGCGGTTCGGTATCAGACCCAAGTTCTGGTTCGACACGCTGAGCATGGCGCGACCTCTGCACTCCATGACTGTGGGCGGCTCACTCAAAGCACTCGCTACCTACTATGAACTGGGGCAGAAGGGTGACGAGGTGCTGCGCACACTGGGTATGCGGCGCAAAGACTTCACGCCAGAACAGATGCAAGCCTATGCTGAGTACTGCATCAAGGACGTGGACCTCACATACCAACTGTTCAGAAAGATGAGCCGAGGGTTCCCGAAACAGGAACTGTTGGTCATCGACCAGACGCTTCGCATGTACACCGAACCACAACTTGTTCTGGATGAGGTTGTCCTCGAAGGACACCTCGAACAAATCCACGAGCGCAAGCGGTTGCTGCTTGAGAAACTGGGCGGGGAGGAAAGGGCGAAGTCCATCCTCATGTCGAACAATAAGTTCGCAGGGTTGCTTGAAGCTATGGGTGTGGAGCCGCCCATGAAAACAAGCCCGACCACAGGCAAGCAGACCTATGCGTTTGCCAAGAACGACACCGAGTTCACTGCCCTACTGGAACACCCGAAGGCTGCGGTCCGCGCCATTGTGGAAGCACGACTGGGCACCAAGTCCACCATCGAAGAAACCAGAACGCAGAGGTTCCTTGAGATCGCAGCGCGTGGGCCACTGCCCATCATGCTGAACTACTACGGCGCACACACGGGCCGCTTCTCAGGCGGCGACAAGGTGAACCTACAGAACCTGCCCCGTGGCGGGAACCTACGCAAAGCACTGGCTGCACCTGACGGTAAAGTTGTTGTGGCTTGTGATTCCTCGCAGATCGAGGCGCGACTGGTTGCATACTTGGCGGGGCAAGACGACCTCGTTCAGTCCTTCCGCGAAGGGCGCGATGTGTATTCCGAGTTCGCCACCGATGTCTATAACCGCCCGATAACCAAGGGCGACAAGGTGGAACGCCACGTTGGTAAGACCTGCATCCTTGGTCTGGGCTACGGCATGGGCGCACCGAAGTTCCAACACTCACTGGCAACGGGCTTCATCTCTGTAGATGTCGATGACAACGAGGCGCTCAAGATCGTGCAGCTATACCGCAACAAGTATCACCGTATCCAAGCACTGTGGAACAGATGCAATCATGCACTGGGCGCGCTTGTGAACGGAGAGACAGGCGAGATCAACGACATCATTAAGTATGATGCGGAGGGGATTATCCTTCCGAACGGGATGTACATCCGCTACCCTGCACTGCGCAGGAAGAACAACGGCTACGAATACATCAACGACCCACGCACATACCGCAAGGTAATCAGGGATCGGGTGAACGGTGCGCCGTTGGACGACCTACCGTGGACCAACATCTACGGCGGCAAGGTGGTGGAGAACATCACACAAGCTGTTGCCCGTATCGTGGTGGCTGAGCAGATGGTCAAGATCGGACGCCGCTACCCTGTCGCACTGCAAGTTCACGACGAGATCGTGTGCGTAGTGGATGAAGAAATCGCAGAGGACTGCCGTGACTACATGGTTGAGGTGATGTCCACACCGCCCAAGTGGGCACCCGACCTACCCGTGTCCTGTGAGGCAGACATGGGTCCGAATTACGGAGAAGCCAAATGACCTATCTGTATGAGAACACGGACTTTGATTATGTAGACGAGACGCTGATAAAAGTAACGTGCGAGGCACACGCAAACGGCTTTGAGGTTGTTAGTACACACACCCGCGATGATTGGGTGGACCCTTCAGTTTTTATAGTGACTGTCCATTTGGAACGGAAAGACTTGGACCTGTCGCATTACTACACGTTTCGCTCCAACAAGAAGCGTGTCAGCAACAACCCCACCAATTCTATGCGTACCAAGGTGCGCAATCGCTATCGACAGTTGGTTCGCAAGATGGAGCGCAGGTTGAACTGGACTACGCCAGACGCCGATGGCTTGTACAGGAGGGCCACACTATGAGCAAACTCTCTCACTCCTACTCGTCCATCAAGATGTATGAGAACTGCCCGAAGCGGTACTACCACCAACGCATAACCAAGGAGGTGAAGGACGAAGGCAGCGCCGTCACTCTTTACGGGGAGCGCATCCATAAATCGCTTGAGGATAGATTGTCGGAGGCCAGAGCTGAGCTAGGCAGGGAAGCCGAGCGGTACGAACCACTGTGCAAGAGCATTGAGATGCTTGCCCAAGGCGGGGTGCTTACTGTCGAGGAGGAGATGACCCTCAACGTGGACCTCGAACCCACAGGGTGGTGGGCTAAGGACGCATGGATGCGCTCCAAGATCGACGTGTTGGTACGCAAGGGACCGAAGGCGGTGATGTTCGACTGGAAGACAGGCAAACGCAGACCTGACTTCGACCAGTTGGAACTGTTCGCACTGCAAGTATTCAAGCACTACCCCGAAGTCCAAGAAGTCAAGACAACTTTTGTCTGGCTCAAAGAGATGAAGATGGACAGCGAAACCTACACGCGGGACGACGAGGCAGCCCTGTGGTCCAAGCTGCTCAGCAAAGTACAACGCATTGAG